GAAGGACATGATCGAGGCGTGTTGCGCCGACCTGGGGATAGGTATCGGGACGTTCTACCGCTGGAGCCGCCAGCTCGACATCCGGGTCAGGGACTACCATCATCTGGAGCCGGTCAATGCCTAAAGCTACGATGCACCGGGTCGAGTGCCTCGATTGCGGCAAGGTCGCCATCCGGTTGATCCCGGAAGACATCCCGCTCTACTGTCTGCGATGCGGGTCCGCGGCCTTGATGTGGATGCCGACCGCATGACCACGCCCATCGCCCGGACGACCGACCCGTGGACTTCCCACGCTGGCGCGGTGGAGGTCACCGATTCCGGTCGCCGGAAGACCCAGGCCGAGCGATGTTTGGACGTTGTCCTGACCCGACCCGGCCTTACCGCTGGGGAGATCGGAGAACTGACCGGCCTCGGCCATGTCCCGGCCCAGCGTAGACTCTCAGACCTCAAGGCCGCCGGCAAGGTCGGCGTCGGGATGGCCCGTCAATTCCAGGGCCGTCCTCAGGTGACATGGTGGCCGACCGACCGGCAGGGGACATTATTATGATCACAATATCAGGAGGTGGAACTATGCAGACGATGCCGATCGTCAAAGTCAGAGACCTACGGGTCGCCCTGGAGGCGTACATCGCCCAGATACGGAGGACCGCATGACAACCTCGGAGACAATAGATATCTCCAACCACCAAACAGGCGAAGCTATCCGGGCGAAGATCGAGAACCACTACGCCGCCATCCATGCCCATCTATCCGACGACGAGCTACTGGGCGAGATGGAGCATATCGGGGCCATCCTGGACGCCTTCAAGAACACCCTCGGACATCTGGAGCAACGAGCCTACCAGCTAATGGAAGAACGCGGGGCGACCTCCATCCCGTCCGAGACTTACATCTGCGAGATGGAGACCGGTTGGAAATACGACCAGCCATCATTCGGGCCGCTGAAGGAAATATTCAACGAAGTTGACCTCAAGAAATGCCTGACTCCGGCCCATACCGAGGAGGTCAAGATCGAGGATAAATGGGCGACCTCTACCGTCAAGAGTCTGGCGACGAAGTACGGCGCGGAAGCCCTGCGGATATTTGAGAACGCCCGGACGGAGAGTCGAGGTCGGCTCAAGTTCGCCCGGAGGGAGGTCAGATGACCACCGCCATCGAGAGTCAATATCACTTCACCGCCGAGGTCAAGAGCAAGGGTAAACAGCAGAACCGGGACGGCTGGTCGATGGTGGTGGACTGGAAGCTCCCCGGCTCCAAGTATGACCTGACGTTATACGGTCAGGACTGGGATACCGTCCAGGGCTTTGAGGTGGGCGAGACCGCCATCATCACGATCCAGCAAGGCAACCTCAAGGCCAACAAAGACGGCAGATATTCCTCGGACTACTTCTGGGACATGGTGTCCATCGAGCCGACATGGATCGCCGGGGATGGGGAGAGGGTGGCGTCCGACGAGGCGCCGCCGGTCCAAGCACCGCCGAAACCCACGCCCAACCCGGCTCCACCGGCCCGGACTCAGAACAGGGTCCAGCCAAACGCGCAATCGGAACCGCCGCCCAACCCGGCGGCGGTGGGAGCTTGCCATAACCACGCCGTTGATTTCATCGTCCGCGGCATCCTCCCGGTCCCGGAAGGGCGGGAATTATTCGGCTGGATCAGAGAACTCCGGGACCGCTTCTATCTGGAGATCAACCAGGCGCCGGTGATGCCGCTCCATTATTGCTACGAACACGACCAGGAACGGCGAAAGAGCAAGACCGGCAACTGGGGACACATACTCCCGAAACAGGCCGACGACGAGGAGGACGCCTACTGCGTCGAGGGCCGGGAAGGCTGGAGGGTATTCGATGCAAGCCAACGATAAAGCGATGGACTGGAGCGCCGGGAACGTATGGGTATCGGTGAAAAAATTCATTAAAGAACACCCGGAGGCTCTCGGGCATTACAACAGAGATGTAAGTGATGGTTTTGTTATTGCCATCCATTGCTCTCACTTTCAAATAGCTGGCGATGGTATCGCGGTTTATCGCCAATCCACAGAGGGCTACCACCCAATTTACCGGGCTATTGGCGAGGCTCTACTGGCACAAGATGAAGCTGATCGTATGTTGGCCGAAGTCCAGACAATGCAAGATAAACCAACGGAGGGCATCTGGGATGTTAGAGACCACATCAGACGGCCCGGTTACGTCTTCGATGACCACGCCGCCCTGATGCTGGCGTTGTTCAACCTACTCGATCAGGCCGCGGTGGACTATGACCGCTCCGAGGATGTGGTCGATGACTTCACGGCATACCTCAAGGACTGGGCAAGACGGAGGGACGAGAAGCCGGAACGCTAGACGATTGCCGGTCTGGGCCGAGTGTGACGGCCCACTCCGAGAGTTATCTAACGGAGGGGAGGAGGACGACGGGATGAGCGTTAAACTGATGGGCGAAGTTTGGGAACTCAAGCTCGATCATGCTACCAGTCATGTGTTGCTTGCTATGGCTGACCATGCTAGAGATGACGGCTCCCGCTGTTTTCCCAGTGTAGGCTACCTCTCTTGGAAAACCAATTATTCCCTCCGGCAGGTCCAGAGAATACTTGTAAGCCTTGAAAACACAGGAATCATAATCCCTGTCGCCTATCAAAACGGTGGGAGGGGATTCGCCACAGAATATCAACTCGTATTGGCGGCGGCGCCAAGGAAAGAGTCCTACCAAGTAGCTGGCACTCAATTGAGCGTGAAACTCAAGGTCGCCACCATCGCCCGATTCGGCCAGGTCTGCCAGTATTGCAACAAGCCCGGCGATGCGGGAAAAGGCCCGGATGGCAAGCCTTGGGAGATCGACAGGATCGTCCCTGGCAAGCAGGGCGGATTGTACGTTTCCGCAAATGTCACCCTGTCGTGTGGACCGTGTAATCGTAAAAAGGGTGCCACTTTGTCCGCGGAGGTATCGGAACCGCCGACATCTACGACCGGAGAAGTGACTTGTTTGTCGCAAAAGGGTGCCATCGGCGACACAGAATTGTCGTGTTTGTCGCAAAAGGGTGCCAACGACGACGCCAAATTTGCACAGATGGCACCCCAACCATTAGTTAACCATCAAGAACCATCAATAGAACCATCAGGGGAGGAGATGTCCGACTTGCCGTCGGACCCATCGCCCGATTGGTTCGATGTCTTATCAGACCTCCCAAAGTTCAAAACCTCGCTGGCCGACGCCGAGGCGTGGTTAACCAAGAAAGGCATCACCGCCGACCTGGCCGAGGTCACCGCTTACGGAGTTAAGGCATTTATCGCCCAACCCAAAAATAAGGGCCGCGATCCGTGGGCGACATTCCAGAACTGGGCGCGAAGGGATGCCATATCTCCGCGGTCGAGTCCGCCGCCCAAGGTATTCTCGGTCAACTCGATCGACTACGTGGCGATGAAAGCCGCCCAGGACGCCCGGAAGGCGAGAGGGTAGACATGACGATGCGAACTCTTGGCGATGCCCTCCAACGGCTCCGGTCTGCCGGCGAACCGCTTCCCAACGATTCCCAATGTCCGGTCTGCGGGTATTTCGACATCACCCATCCCGATGTCCGGCGCATCCTCCTCGACCGTGACCCGACCAAGAGGATATTCCAGCAAGCCCAGTGCAAATGTCGGGGCCGGGAGGAACAACAACGCCGGGACGAAGAACTTCGCCACGCCCAGGCCGCGCTCCCATCGGGTGGGACAACGAGGACGTTTGATAACTTCGTGGGCCGTCCGGGGACCGATGACATGCTGGCCGCGGCCCGGAGATTCGCTGACCGGCAGGGGCCGAGGATGCTGGTACTGGTCGGCCAGACCGGGACGGGCAAGTCCCACTTACTCGAAGCCATCGGACGCCAAGCCCTGGAAGCGGGGCGGACCGTCCGGTACGACCTGAGTCCACGGTTTCTCAACCGGCTCCGGCATACCTACGATTCCGACTCCGGGGACGATCTCCACGACCTGATGGCATGGTATCAACGCCGGGACACCGTCCTTCTGGACGACATCGGCATGGAGTCCACAACCGACTGGGCGCGAGAGCAACTGACGACGTTAGTCCAGGAACGGCATAACTCCGGCGGCTGGATGGTCTTGGCGACCAATCTCAACAAGACGGCGATGTCCGACCGGATGGGCGACCGTCTGGCGTCCCGGTTATATGCCGGGAACCCGAACCTTCCGGAGGTGTCGGTCGTGGTCAACACCGCGGAGGACTACCGAGCATGACCAACGGAGAAAAACAGCCGATTCGCCCGATTTTGTCCACCATCCGCCGGACCTGTCCCGAATGCGGCGACGATATGGTCGTCGAGTTGTTACGCCATGACCCGCACGACACGCCGGTCTTGTTCCTTGTTTGCCCTTGCGGGTATTGGGAGAAGCCGGCGGCGGACATCGAGGCCGACCTGGAAGACCGTCCCCGGATGCCGGGATTCTGAGGAGATGCAAGATGGCATGGATATACATCCCCGACTCAACGTCCTCGACTGTTTCAGCGGATATGGCGGATTCGCTCTCGGCCTTCGACTCGCCTACCCGGACGCCAGCTTCCGGACGGTCGCTTATATCGAGTGGGACAAATACTGCCAGCAAGTCATCCAGGCCCGGATCGCAGACGGCCACCTCGATGACGCTCCAATCTGGGACGACATCAAAAGTTTTGACGGCAGACCCTGGTGTGGAGTCGTGGATATTCTCAGTGCTGGCTTCCCGTGTCAACCGCATAGCAACGCCGGACTCCGCAAGGGAGCCGATGATGACCGGAACCTCTGGCCCGATACCCTCCGCGTCATATCTGAGGTGGGAGCCAAACGGGTCATTTTGGAGAACGTTCCAGGCATCCTTGTGGGAAGTGATGGACGGCCACCATATGGGGGCACCGTGGTCGGAGAGTTGGCCGAAATCGGGTATATGTCAGAATGGCGAGTTGTATCCGCTGCCGACGCAGGCGCACCACACCTCCGCAACAGGTGGTGGCTCCTGGCATATCCCAACGCCGACCTCGGCGGATGTGTACATCGGGAATCTGAAGTCCTCTCAGCAATCGGATGATTCCATGCACTCGGTGAGCCTGCCGGACTTCGTTAATCGTTGGCCCACGCCCACCAGCACCGAGAGGTTCCCGACTCCGGTGGCAGACGGTGATCGCCGGACCAACTACGCGCAGGGCGGTACATCTCTGGGCTTTGCGGCCCGGATGTTCCCGACCCCACGGGCTGGCAAGACGACCGACGAGGACGAGGAGTCCTGGCTGGCGAAACACGCCGCCGGCAAGGTCGCCACGCCACCGCTGGCATTGGCGATGAGGATGCTCCCCACGCCCTCATCCGGCGGGAGTTGGACGACGCCCCAAAGTCAGGATGCCAAGCACAGCGGTCATGGCGCATCCGATAGAACATCCGAAATAGCGGCGAAGCATACCATGCAACAGATACGCAACCGGGTTAATCAATCTGGCTACCATTCAAATCTTGAAGAATTAGTCGCCCTAGAGACTCCGGCTCAAGGTTCCCTCTCGCCCGATTGGGTTTCATGGCTCATGGGTTTGCCCTTGAAATGGACATCGCTGGAGCCGCTACCCAGAGAGGAATACCTGGACTGGCTCCACTCCCAGATGGACGGCACATGGTGGCAAGAGGAGCGGGGATTGCCGAGGGTGGCGACCGGCATCAAGGACCGGGTCAACCGTTTGAAATGCCTGGGAAACGGGATAGTCCCGGCGAGTCTAGCATTATTTTTGAGAGGTACGAGATGATAATCCCAGACTACGAGGTCGGACAATTTGTCCGGCTGAAGCCCTTCCCGAGCGGCGCCGATGGCATCCGGTGCATCTGCAACCCAGACAAGGAGTCGGTCGTCAAACCGCTGCCCATCACCGCGCCCGAACTTGGCGGATGCTGGCATGGCGTCGGGACGACCGTCCTCCGGGTATTCAAGGACGGCGGTCTGTTGTTGAAGAACCGCCACGGCTTCGTCCGGGGCGCCCGACCCGACGAGGTCTGCCGCTGATGTTATTTGATTTTCAACAGGCTATCGTCGATTGGGCTGTCGAGCGTGAACGGTGCGCGATCTTCGCGGATTGTGGCCTCGGTAAAACTATCATGCAACTGGAATGGCTCCGTCGCGTCGGAGGCCGTGGCCTTGTCGTCGCACCGTTGGCCGTGGCGCAACAGACCCGCTATGAGGGCCGCAAGTTTGGGCTGACCGTTTCCTACATTCGCGATGCTGCGGATATAGACGGACCCGGTCTCTATGTCACCAATTATGAGATGGTCGATCATTTCCCGGCGGAATCCATAGATGCCGTTGTCCTGGATGAAAGTTCAATCTTGAAATCCATCGATGGCAAGACACGCGGCAAACTTATAGAGATGTATCGTGATGTGTCATACCGCCTTTGTTGCACCGCGACACCAGCACCGAATGATGTCACCGAATTGGGCAACCATGCGGAGTTCCTCGGACAAATGACCAATGCTCAGATGTTGGGGACGTTCTTCGTAAATCGAGATGGGGAATGGGAATTGAAAGGTCATGCGGTCGAGGCGTTTTACGAATGGATGGCGACCTGGTGCATGATGTTCACTACTCCGGACCAGCTGGGATTTCCGAGTAATGGATACCATCTCCCGCCGTTAAACATTGATCCGATCTTTGTGGATGTTGACCATGCCAGTTATGCCCAGGCGACTGGTCGATTATTCGTGACTGGTATGGCTGGAGTAGAAGGTCGATTGGTAGCTCGTCGCATGACGATGGATGAACGAGTGAAACGGGCTGCGGAGATCATTGGCGCATCGGACGAGCAATGGGTCGTATGGTGCGGACTAAATGACGAGGGGCGGCAATTACATCGAGCATTGGATGATTCGGTGCTGGTGGAAGGCGCCGATTCTCTGGAAGACAAGATACGAGACATCGGTCGGTTTTTTGATCAAAGCAAACGGGTGCTTATTACCAAAGTCCGCATTGGAGGCTTTGGTCTTAATCTTCAGCATTGCCACAACATGATGTTTCTGGGTATCTCCGATAGTTACGAGCAATATTACCAGGCCATCCGGCGGTGCTGGCGATTCGGTCAGGAGTCCCCGGTCAACGTAATAATCATAACGTCAGATATAGAGAGGGTCGTTTTGGAGAATGTGCAAAACAAAGAACGAGCGCATCAACTTACAGTAGCGGCGATGGCCGGTCGGGTGGCAGATTATGACCGTATGGCATTGAATGGGCAATCGGCGGCGTCTCAAGAATACGATCTGCAAGAACCCATCCAATCTGAACATTATCAGTTGATCCACGGAGATTGCAGGGAACAATTAGCGGCGATGCCTCCGGACTCCGTCGATTTTACGATCTTTAGCCCACCATTCCTCGACTTATTCAGTTATTCCGCGGACCCGCGCGATCTGGGTAATAGTCGTGATGATGACGAATTTGGAGCGATGTATCGAGAAGTAGCAGATGGATTATTGCACGTTACCAAGAAAGGCCGATTGGTGGCGGTCCATGTCGCCCAGGTGCCGGCGAAACTGGCCCATGACGGATTCATAGGTCTGAAGGATTTTAGAGGACTTATTATCCAGATTATGACAGATACGGGATTCGACTATCACGGCGATGTCACGATCGATAAGAACCCTCAAGCTCAGGCCATCCGGACCCATAGCAAAGCCCTCCTTTTCAAACAACTCAAGAAGGATGCCTCATGGCTCAGGCCAGGATTGGCCGATTTTATCTTGCTGTTTCGCAAACCTGGAGAATCAAGCGTTGCCATCCATCCGGACATCACCAATGAGGACTGGGTCACATGGGCGCATCCGGTCTGGTACGGATTGAGGGAAAGTGACACGTTGAATAAGGCCGAAGCCCGGACGGAAAAAGACGAGAAGCATATCGCGCCATTACAGCTTGGGGTCATTGAACGATGTATCCGGCTTTGGAGCAATCCAGGCGATACGGTCCTGAGTCCATTTGCTGGTATTGGATCGGAAGGCTATGTGGCATTAGAACATGGGCGCAAGTTTATAGGGATCGAATTAAAGCCCGAATATTTCAAAGTTGCGGCGAAGAATCTTGAGAGGGCAATCGCAGAACGGACCCAAATGGCGATGCCTTTGGTAATTAGTTAATCATGCCCGGTCATGACCAAAAGACGACCCGCATCCAGGTGGAGGTTAACGGCTTCACTTGGCGGGTCTACGGCGCCCGGACGGGCCTTCGCTGGCATTGTCACCTTGTCGAGTTGGTTGGCCCTCTGCCGCTGGACGGCCCGGTCACTCAACCGCTCCGGGACAAGATTCGGGCGGCGTTGGCGAAGGCTCTGGCATTGGACGAGTCCGAGATCGCCCGGATACCGGCGGACCTGATCCTGGCGTGACAGCTCAAGACCTCATCACCGAGAAGGACTTCCAGGCGACCGTCATCGCCCTGGCCCGGAAGGACGGCTGGATCGTGGGCTTCACTCATGACGCCCGGAAGTCCGAGCCGGGGGAGCCAGACCTCCGCATGGTGCATCCGACCCAGCACCGGGTCATATTCGCGGAACTCAAGACCGCCAAGGGCAAGCTGACCAAGGGCCGGTACAACAAGTCCGGCAACCGCTGGCTCCCAGGACAGGATGAATGGGGCGATGCCCTGACATCCTCCGGCGTGGAGTATTACCTCTGGAGACCGGACGGCCTGGACGGGGAGATCGAGCGGATATTGGGAGGGGAATGATGCCGCTTCCGTGGCTACAGGGGGTCAATGGATCGGCCCCTAAAAGTTGGGAATGTGGGTTCTGCCGACGCCGAAGCCGGAGGGAGGACCGCATCGTGGTTACCATCGACAATAGTCGGGCCGGGTATCAGAGACTACGGTTCTGCAACCTGGAATGTCTGCGGCGTCTCCTGACATTGTGGGAGGAGCGGGAAGGTAAATTGAAGTGCGTCGGATGCGGGGAACACTTTCCTCCTACACATGGACGCCAAAAGTACCACGACGAGGCCTGCAGGAAACGTACATGGTCCCGATCACAATCGACCAAAGAACGACGAGGGGTCAATCATGCCTGACATCGGTGACATCTGCCGAGCGCGAGACCTGGGGATGGTTGGCGGACGTCTGTACATCTGGGCGGAATGCCCCGTCTGCCACCTCCAGCGGTGGACCACCACCCGGCCCCTGGACAAAGGGACCCGCCGCAAGTGCCAGGACTGCGTCCGGGAGAAGTCCAAGCGGACCTTCAAGATCGGACGGGCGCATACCATCGACCAGATCTAACCCTCCCGCGGATATGCCCTGGACGCTTCAGAGAAGCCCATAGCGGCGTTTTACTACCACCGGCAGTAGTTCTGACCGTCCACGATATGCGGTGTGATAGAATAACGGCGCCACCTTCGGGTGGACATTCACCGGTCACAGGGTGAAACGAACCGGGCGCTTGACTTACCGGGTGTCGCCCAACCGCACCTGGCAAGCGTCCGGGGACGATTTGGTGGAGTGAGCAAGTCGTGGCTTTGAATAACGGCAAGGCTCTGGCGGCGGAGAATCGACGCTCCCAAGTCCTCCAGTTGAAACAGGCCGGAGAGACCGAGACCGCTATCGCGGAACTGGTCGGCGTGTCCAAGACCCAAGTCCACAACGACATCCACCGCCGTCTGGCCGAGGTGCGCCGGGACGACAAGGAAGCCGTCCAGCAAGAATACAACCTCCAGCGGTCCCGCTATGAACGGCTCCTCCTCCGCTGGTGGAGCCACGCCACCGGCCCCGATGATGAGAGAGCGGCCAAGGCGACCCAGATGGTATTGGACATCCTCCGGCGCCTGGACACCATCGGCGGGTTGATACCGGAGAAGCCTTTGATCCAACTCCAGCAGCAGAACGTCATGGTTGGCGGCGTGACCTTCGCGGACCTCCTCCGGGAAGCGATGGACGGCGCCGGCCAGGTAGTGGAGGGAGAATGTGAGGTCGCGAATGCTGGGACTGATCTGGCCGTGGAAAACTAAGAAAAAAGGGCGGACGATTGAGAGCGTTTACAAAAACGGGAATGTGCGGGTCTTGTGTATCGCTGGCGGTTCTCCCGTAACTGGCGAGATTACGATTCGGACATCGGAAGTCCGGCGCGGCGTTGGATGGCCGCCTCGGCGGGTCACGACCCGCCGAACTCCATGTCCGGAATGTGGCCGCAACGTTCATGTGACCGGCCCGGCTAATCGGCCTCGGTTGTATGTCCATAATCCAAGCAAGCAAAAGTGATGACGCTATCCCAGGCTGAGAAGCGTTTCCTGGTGGGCCGCGCCAAAGCCGACCCGGACTACTTCTGGGAGTCCGTCCTCGGATGTCCGACCGTCTACGATAAGCGGGGACGACTAAGGATATTGTGCGCCAACGGCGGGTCTCCCGTAACCGGGAAGATTAAACTTATGGATTCCGACTGGACTTTGTTCTGGTACGGCCAGCCGGTAGAGTCCCGGTGGACACCATGCCTCGAATGTGACTGTTGGATCCGGGTGGTAGGGCCGAAGTCCAAGCCGCGATTGAGAGTTCACAACTCGGACGCTGCAACGGCGTTCAATAGCCTCTCGGACGCGGACAAGAAAACGTGACAACGCTCACCCAAGCCGAGAAGCAATTCCTGGTTGACCACTCCAGGACTGACCCGGCTTGGTTTTGGGATGCCGTCCTCGGTTGCCCGACCGTCTACGACAAGCAGCTCCAGATGGCGAGGGCCGTCCGGGACCATAACCGGGTCGCGGTGGTTGGCGCCAACGGGACCGGCAAGGACTGGCAGTCGGCGCGGCTGATGCTCTGGTGGATGGCGACCCGGTATCCCGCCATCACCGTCGTCCTCGGCCCGACCCATCGCCAGGTCTCGGACATCGTGTGGAAGGAAGCCCGGAGCGCATACCTAACGGCGAGGATGGGACTGGGCGGTCAGATGTACCGGACGGCCCGGTGGGAGTTGGATGACCGCCACTACGCGGTCGGCTTCGCCACCGACAACGAGTACAACATCCAGGGCTTCCACTCCCCGAACCTCCTGGTCATCCTGACCGAAGCCCACAACATCGAGCAATCCCACATCGACGCCGTCAAGAGATTAAACCCGGCCCGGATGCTCCTGACCGGGAACGCCTTCGCCAGCTCCGGCGAGTTCTATGACGCCTTCCACGGCGGCTCCGACCTTTACCACACCATCGAGATCGCCGCATCCGACACGCCCAACGTCCAATTGGGACGGGAGGTAATTCCTGGAATGGTGACCGTCCAGCAGATCGAAGAACGGCGCCGGGAGTGGGGCGAGGAGTCGGCGTTGTATATCGCCTCAGTCCTGGGCCGGTTCCCCGACAACCTGGAGGACGCCATCGTCCCGCGGTCTCTCCTGATGGACGCCGTCGAGCGGCAGCTTGAGCCGGTGGGCGAGGCCACGCTGGCTTGTGACGTTGCCAGATTCGGCGCCGACAAGACCGTGGTCTACCGCCGGCAAGGGAACGTCTGCCGGTTGGTCTGGAAGTCACAAGGCCGGGACACTCAACAGGTCGCCGGACATCTCAAGATGATGGCCGAGGACGACCCGGAGGTGGGCCAGATAATCGTGGACGACACCGGCGTCGGCGGCGGCGTGACCGACCGGCTGAACGAGGAAGGGGTGGCTGGGGGACGAGTTAGGATCGTCCCGTTCAACGGCGGGGAGAAGGCCCGGAGGTCTGACAGGTACGTCAACGCCATCGCCGAGGCATGGCTGGAGTTGGGGCAAGCCTTCCGGGACGGGACCATCGACATTGACGACAACCCGTCCGTCATCGCCCAACTCTCGGCGCGGCGGTACACCGTCCAGGGAGACCGGCGCATCAAGTTGGAGTCCAAGGACGACTTCAAGAAAAGGTCAACGGGCGGAAGCCCCGACGATGCCGACGCCCTGGCGATGTGTTATGCGGCGCCGGGTCCGGGCGTGGGAGTTTGGTGATGGACGTATTTGACAACTTTATTAAAGATTATTTCCGGGCGAGGCCGTGGATGTTGGAGGCTGATGGTAGTTTCAAGATCAGCAGCTTGGATATGGACCCAGACAACCCAGCCGAGTGGGGAGGTGTAGCCATGACATCCGACGATCAGGAGCTTGAGAACAACCCTGCCCCATCATCTTCCCAGGACTACATGGGCAATGCCCGGTATTGGATCATCGCTGCCGAGGAGCGACGGATAGATGGCTTGGATTGTAAGGAACCGATATTGCTATCAATCGCTAATGCCCTAATCTCCCTGGGTATCCAGTTCCAAAAGCAGCAAGAGCACGATTGACCAAGGAACTCCGGTGTGGTCAATGCGGGAAGCTCCTGGCGGTCAAGGCCGAGCGCGGGACGGTCATCATCTGCTATCGATGCAAGACCCGGAACGAGGCGGAGTAATGGGATTAACCGTCGAGACCAAGGACTGGAAGGCTGGCCGGCGGTGGGCAAGGCGTAACGCGATAGCCACTCCCGGCGTAACGTATACCCTCCTCCGGGACGGGCGGCATCTGAGCTACCGTTATGAGGATGGGCTGATGTATTGCACCGGGACCGGCAAGCGGGTGGAGCCCTACCGCCCGTGGGCTGGGTTTTACCGGAAGGGAGGGGATAGCGCATG